TATTATTATTATTATTATTATTATTATTATTATTATTATTATTATTATTATTATTATTATGAATAATCTTAATGTTGCTTATGTTATTCTCATTATCATTAGCATTATCATTATCAATCATCTTAATAAAAGCATCTTCCCATGCCTTTGACGCATCTTTGCTATGAAATAGTTTATGTACATTATTTAAAATATCAGTTCGAATACTTTTTGAATATGCTTTATTTGTTGCTACTTGAATCGCTTTTTCAACATACTCTTCGTGATTATTTACAATAAGTTCGGTAATCCCCATGTGTTTATAATATGCTTGCGTCCATCGCGTTCCAAGATATTTATGAGGTAAAGTTACAATAGGTGTGCCGATTTCAAACGCTTCACGTGTTGTTGTATCTCCACCAAAGAAATAACTGTCTAACGCAACATCACAATTTTTATACATAGACATCATTTCATGATGGGGCATTTTATTTATAAATACAATTCGTGTCTCATCGATATTATAATATTTAAAACATTTAATTAATCTATCATGTAAATGATATAATTCTTTATCATTTCTTATTAAAATAATAATAGCATCTTTATCTTTTTCTAGAATTTGTTTCATAATTTTCACAAAAGTGAAATGTAATTTAAATGCTGCTTGGGCACAAAAATACCAGTTTTTATATGAATTACATAATGAGGGTAAAAAACGCATATCATTGCGTGTAATATTTCCCCAATATTTTCCGGTTAAAAGAGACATTTGTTCTTTACTATTGCGTGGAACGTAATATTCCCATACAATATTTTTTGGTAAAAGAATTAATTCCTCAGTATAATGTTCCTGCGCATTATCAATTTCAGCAGCTTCCCATGATAAATAATAATTCATAATATTTCTAGGAATTCCTGATGTTACTGGGTGTCCGTGAGTACATGCTTGAACACGTGCTAATTTAGATAATGCCAAATAGTTTAACATGGGATGAATATGTAGATCTAAATATAACAAAATATCTAATTTTAATTCAGCGATTTGTTGTTGTGCTTGTAGAACTGAATTAGTGTCATTCGTTGAAATTTCTGATAAATAGACATTATTATTATCATTAATATAATTATCCTTGATATATGACGGTTTATCTATATTATAATAAATAAATATTACTTCAAATTTATCCTTCGATAAATTCAAAAATGTTGTATAAAAACTATCACTAATACTAGATGAATGTATATTTGAATTATCTAATAATGAACTGGGTTGTAACGAAGCAGATATAATGCCTATTTTTATTTTATTATTATTGATATTATCCAATGAATTATATTTTATTTTATTAGAAAAATCAGGAAATATCTTCATTTGAAGCTTCGCATATTTTTCATATATTGTTTTTTGATTGGTATTTAGATACCCATACCAAAATGAATGGTCTAATATTAATAAATTGTTAATGTTTAATTGCGGCATATCAAGTAATTCATCTAAATTTTTAACAATAGTACTACTAATTCTTTCTTCTTCTTCTAATGAAAAGGGAATGAGTTGAAATATAATATTCATAAAAACTAACCAATTATGCGTATCATAATTATAATTAGTTTTTTTATTAAATAAAAAAACCTTTTGTAACCATTTAAATGCCTTTTCATAATTATGGGTTTTTCCATAATAATACCCTACCGTAGCACATGCTCTATGTTTTATAGGATTATCAATAATATCATCTTTCATTAATTCATTCTCAATGCCAGTAATATAATTACTATAATTATTATCTTGAAATGATAAAGAATGTGATAAATTTAATTTATTTATAAGTTCTTGTGAATTATTCATTTTAATATATTAAAATTTATACTTATATATTAAAAATTATACTTATATATTAAAAATTATATTTATATATTCAATGACCGCCACATTTATCGATTGAACTATTACCGATATTATTGTGTATAATTAATGGCGGATATACTATATAAGAATTCTTTATTTGTTCAATATAAAAATGATCAATTGGTAATCTACAATAACCCATATAATATCTTTGCAATATTTGTTTAGCTACATTTTTTGTGATTAAATATGCCATAGCACCTTGATACATCCATCTATCAGAAACATATAATTTATATCTTTCATCTATATCAAATATTTTTTCAGTTACTGGTTGTTCTAATTTTGATAACCCTAAATAAATAATACCAATTTCATTCAAATTACTATTATTAATTATTTTTTGAATAATTTTTTCAGTATTAATGTCAGTAAAAATCACATCATCTTCACAAATAACCATATAATTTTTATTGTCACTATTAATAACAAATTCTTTAACTGCTTGTATATGACTAATACAACATGCCAAAACTCCTTTTCTTGTATTAAAAGTAGATTCTGAAATATTTTTCAAATAATATTGATCAATATCATTTTTAAAGTTATAGGTTAATCCATCAATAGCTTCAAAAAATGAATAATTTAATCCTATATTATCACATTGTAATTTCATAATTTCTTTTCTCTCTACTTCTTTTTTTGAATTGATAATTTTAAAATTTATTTTATTTAAGTTATGGTTTTCATAAAAAAAGTTATTCATTTATATTTTTATATTTTTATATTTTTATATTTTTATATTCATATATTTTTATATTTTTATATTTTTATATTCATATATTTTTATATTTTTATATTCATATATTTTTATATTTTTATGAATACATATTTGCCCATGCACCAGTTTCAGTATTCTTTTTAATAAGTTTATCAACAATTTCAGGCGTAACAGTTAATGGAAATGATACTTTGATTGACATATCCGATTCAAATAGGTTAGTATCTGGTTTCATTAATCGATACAAATTCAATTTAGTATGAATAATTTCTAAGCACCGTTTCAAATTACGCACACCATCTTCTTTATCGGTATGATTTGTAATAATATAATGGATGGTTTCATCTGGAATAATAATATCACTTTCATTAAATTTCACTTGTTTACGGATACTTGGCAATAAATAATTATTAGAAATTGTAGTTTTTTGTGGTTGGTCATATCCTTTGGTATGAATACGATACATTCGGTCACGAAGAATTGGGTTTACTTTTGATTCATCATTATAACTGAAAATGAAAAGACACCGACTCAAATCAAAATCGATTTCGGCAAAATATTTATCGTGAAATTTACTATTCTGTGTCGTATCAGTTAAATGTGTTAAAATACCAATAATTTCTTCACCTCGTGGTGTATCACTCACTTTATCTAATTCATCAAAATAAATAACTGGATTCATACATTTACAACGAATAATAATATCTACAATTTTACCCCAGGAAGAACCTTCATATGTATACGAATGCCCTTCTAAGAAACTGCTATCAGTTGCTCCACCAAGTGCGATAAACGCAAAATCACGTCCAAGAATTTTACTAATACCATCTTTAATTAGTGTTGTTTTTCCAGTTCCCATTGGTCCTTTAATCGCAATAGCAGTTCCAACAGATGTTGGATTCACCAACAATTGTCCAATCATTTGCATAATTTGTAATTTTGCGTCATTCAAACCATAAACAGCATCATCTAATATTTGTTTAGCATTCCCCATAAATTCATGACACTTTTCTACACCATCTTCAATTGTTAAAGGCAAATTTTTATATTTACCAAATGGAATGCCCATAAATGTATCCACCCAATTTTTAATTTTATAATATTCACCTGCGCCTGGTTCCATATATTTTAATGTATTAATTTTCTTATAAGCACATGCTTTAAATGCGGTAGGAATATCAGATTCTAAAAGTGTAAGACGATAAGGTTTTTCAACATCAGAGAACTTTTTAATATCTTCGATTTCTTTAATTACTAACTCCTGTTGTTTAGAAGTCATGTTTTCTTTAAAGAATTTCACATCATTCATTACATTTTTTTCTTTAAGTAATCCACGAAATTTTTTCGTATTCTTAATTTTATGTTTTTTATGTTTTCGGTCTTCTTCTTTTTTGAATAATTTTTCTTTTTCCTTAATATCTATAATCATTTGCTTGACAACTGGGTTCTTTTTTTCAGTAGCAGTTAATCCTTCTATCATTAAATTAAATTTATCAAATGCCTCCTGATTTGTAAATGATTGGTCATCGTCGACAATATCATTATTTTCATTATCTTCATTATCTTCATCAACTGATAAATCTTTTGTATTTTTTCTATTATTCTGAATTCCGTTACTTCTACTTCGACTTTTAGAAATACTTTTTTCTTTCTCCTCAACTTCATATTCTTCTTCATCAGTATTAGAATCATCATCATAATCAGAATCATCATCTTCATCAATATCATAATCATCATCATCTTCTTCATCATAATATTCGTCTTCATTTCCACCACCAATTGTAAATATAATATTAAATTTTGTTGGATTATCATTTCTATTTAATAAATTCATTGTTACTACATTTTCTTCTTCTTCTTCATCATAGTCTTCATCTGAATAGTCTGTATCAGAATATGTTTCGTATTCATCTGAATCTTCTGAACCCAACTCTATTTCTGATAATTCCTTTTCATTTTTTTCCTTCTTTGCCTTTTTATTAGTATAGATAATGGGTTTTGATGATTTATTTCCCTTATGGTTAATAGTATTAACTTTGGTTTGAGATTCATGTTTTACTTCATTTTTAGGTTGTGGTTGTGTTTGTTTTTGTGGTTTAGAGGGAGGAGTTGTTTTTGCTTTTTCTTTCATATATTTAGAAGGAAATAATTCCGAAAGTAGTTTTCTATATTCTTTCATATCTATTTCATTTTCTTCATAATCATTTTCATCTGACATAATAGATGATGTTGAATCATCATCATCATCATCATTATCTTCATCAGAAGACATATTATTTGTATATTTTTCCTTAGTTGATGATTTTGGTTTTTGACTATCATACTTCTTATATTTTTTTTGTTGCGTTTCTTGTCCTTTTACGGAAGATACCAATGTTGAGGATTTAGAATTTAATTTAGATTTAGAAGTGAGTTTAGAATCATTTGACGACATGTTTTATAATTAAAGTAATATATGGTTAATAATGTATGGTTAATAATGTTTAAACTTATTTAGATAAATCAATTTTTTAATTAAAATATATAGAATAAATATTATTTTTAATTTTTATTCTATATATTTTATTCTATATATTTTATTCTACTTTATTTTTTAATTAATTAAAAAA